GTGGCGGCCTCAGTCCGGAACAATTTGAAAACAAGAACCTCGCTTAGGCCTGTGTCCATATTACGTGGGTAGGATCACGCAGGGGTCGGCCCATTTGAGCTTCAGATAGGAACGTTTGAATTCCTTTCACAAAATACATCACATACTGAACGTGAACATTCCCACTTTGATCTTAAGGCCAAAAAGTATGCAGGACTAATGATTTTTAGGGATAGCTTGAGAGTATTACCTTATGGTCGAGTAGATAATGATTTCTTCCAGATAGAAGAAAGACGTTCATGGAATGCAGGGCGATATTATTGGTCTAATAGAAGGATTTTTGGTTATATTGGAATTACTCAATCCAGTAATAAAGAGCTGAAAGATAAGTCGGGGAGAGAGGGATTCATAAGAAACCAGGCTGCAAGAGAACTGAAAACTATTATATCTAATTTGTTAACTGAACTTGCTGATAGATTTTTTGGTTCACGTTCTGATGACCGTAAAGAGCTTTTAGAACAAGTTAAGCGTGAAAAAGAGTTAAGAAAATCTGCTCAACAACAAGCTCGAAAATCAACACAAAAAAGTTTTTCAGAAGCTTTGAAGAATCAGACACCAGTTCTTGATGCTTCCTTGGAGGCTGTTAAAAGGCTGAAAACTAAGCTTGATAAAACTGATGGTTCGTTAGATTTAAACTATCTTAAAATTATAGACAGTGATCTTACAAACTTAGATGCGTTGCGCAGTGAAATTAAAACGCCTATCAAACCTCCAAAACTTGGAATGTATGAAGAGAAATATAGAGACTACAGAGATAAATTTAATGAGTTCTCTGCGTATATTCTACAAATGAAGTTAGCAATTAATAAACTTGATTCTGAATTAAATAAACTTGAGCCTTCATTGTCAGCGAAAAATCACCTTGAAAAAAATCAAGGTATTATTAATTCTAAACTAACTAAGTTTAATAACACGATAGAGGAGAAGATACATTCTCTTTTAAAAAAATGGGCCGATGAAATAAAGGTTGATCGAAGTGATTATTATGCTAAAACTATATCAGTTGTTGATTCAATAGATAATGATTCACAAATTGAAAATGTGTTTAATTTGCTCGATAGTTTATATGTTGAGTCAGTTGATACCCTAACTTTCAAATATCAATCAATAATAAAAGGTCTCGATAGATTATTTGAAGGTATAAACTTAGATTCAGCATTCTCATTATCTGAAGAAGAACGCTCATATTTTGAAGAAAAAGCTAAAAGTTTAAACGCGCTTGCACAGTTAGGTATTAGTGTTGAGATAATATCTCATGAACTTGAAGAAATGGATTCTATGGTAACCAGAGGACTAAACTCTCTTCCTACTTCTGTAAAAGAACACCCTGGTTTTTCATTGGCGTTAAATGCTCACAGATCGCTTACTCAACAAATACGTTTCTTATCACCTTTGAAAATATCAGGTTATCAATCCAGGCAGAGAATAACTGGAAAAAATATCATGGATTATGTCCTGAAGTTCTTTGGGGAGCGTTTCGAACGGCAACGAATAACTATTGAATTTAGTGAAGAGTTTAAGCAAATCGCAATAACAGATATACCATCAAGGATCTATCCTGTTTTTACTAATATTATCAACAATGCAATGTATTGGGTCAGTCTGTCAAATAATAGGCTCATAAAGATTGGTTTTGTGAATTCTTTGGTTATCATAGCAAATTCTGGTCCGGCAATTGATACCGATGATATCCCGCGACTATTTGAACTATTTTATAGCAAAAGAGCAAATGGACATGGGGTAGGTCTGTATCTATGTCGAGAAAACCTTGCTGTTGCACATCATAAAATATGGTATTCAGAACCTGATGAAGGCGATAACTATTTAATAAAAGATGGCGCTAATTTTGTGATCCAGTTCAATGGAGTGGAGTTCTAATATGACAGTGGCAAATTATAATTCTCTTGTCCAGAAAACTTTCTGCGAAAATGCAATTCGTTCCGTTGTCATGATTGATGACGATTTTCTGACGTATTCTGAATCAATCAGGGCGTTGAATAACGAAGTTGATTTAGACTACAACAAAATTGACTCATCTAAACGAGCCGCTACTCTTGAGAGCTTTTTTCAATCTAAAAATATGATTTGTGATGTTGACAATGGTTCTGTTAATTTCGATGTGGATCGGATTAGAAAATCAGATCTTATTATTGTAGATTATCATCTTGATAATAATGCACCTGATAAAACACTTAAACTATTACAAGATTTGAAAGACTCCGATCATTTAAAAATGATTGTAATATATACTAGAGAGAATTTAGAAACGGTTTGGATGCAGATATCATCGACTCTCAAAGGTGCTCTGGATATCAACAGCTTGATCATTGACTACGATAATGAAGATGTCCAAAGTTATTGGGAAGACGTTGTATTACCGAACTTAAATGATAATGGTAATAAAGCTCTCACAAGAGATGAAACAATAGCCTATATTAAAGACAGTAAGCCTTGTAGAAGAATTAAAAGATTAATACATGATGATGCTGTGTTGGAGGATCAAAAGGATAAAAACTTCATTGCAAAAATGATTGCAGAATATGCTGTGTCTAGAAATGCAATTATTTCTAGCAACACATCTGGCAATGTCATTCGGGGTGATGAAAGCGGAGTAAAATGGATTCAATGTGGTAATATCTTTGTCTCCCTATTTCATAAGGTTCAAGATGATCATGAAAACGATGGAGATAGGATTTGGCAAACTCTCAATGATTCTCTCATTGAATGGAAACCATCTTATTATCAGTTAATAAAATCTGAAATTCAGAATGCAATCGAAGCTGAGGCTTTATCTTTTGTAAATCATTTGGCTAACGATCATTACGGTCAAGCTGCGTGGTTAAATGAGATATTAAAATCAGACTCGCCTGATATTAGATGTAGAAATATTGACTTTGTATTTGGTAATTTATCAGAAGAGCTTTATCAAAGACTTAAAAATAATAATACGCTGGATGAATTTATCAAAAGTGTTTTTGATAGCTATTCAAATGAATACGCTAACAGCGGAGTTGCTGCATTGCTCCAATATTGCTCTTCAAAAATGGATCTGCCATCAAATAATGATACTTATCACGAAATGTATCATGCTTTAAATATGAATTTGTCTTCAAAGAATTTTGAAGATGGTCATATTTCTACTGGCACTATTTTCTTTGATACAGAGTCGAACAAATGGTATTTATGTGTATCTGCGGCATGTGATTTGGTTCCTACTCAGTGTAACGACCCTCACCATGTAAGATTAAGTCCGCACAGGCTCATTAAAGTTCTGGAGCTTTTTAACGCCAGTCAGAGTAAAGCATTGCCATTTGCTGAACATTCGAAATATATATATGTAATGCATAAAAATCAAAGAAAATATCTCTCTATTTTCGAAGGGGATAAAACGCTTCCTGTTGTTGATTATATGGTGGTGTTGAATCATGGAACAACAGTTGATGGCGAAGAAAAAATATTATTTCTGCCGTGTTTTTAAGTAATATGGATGGCAACGTGCAAAATGTTCCTGTCCGACTCAAACTTAAATCTCAACTGAGAACTGGTTATGCAGAAAGATATCAGGCTATAGCGTCTCAGTATAGCTCAAGGATTGGTGTGGATTATTATGTATCAATGATGCTACCATAATTATTATATTTTAGGCGTGGTGATTTTTTTTCGCCATGCCTATTTTATATTTATCATCACAATGATGTTGTTTATTTTTGTTTAAGTCTTCTAAGCTTCATGCATTCTAATGAGAATAATAATAGAGTTGTGCTGTATATAAAGCCAGAGTTAGTTAATAACTTTAAATTTAATGCTTCAGGATTTTCACTGAGAAAGTGAAAGGCATAAACTAAGTATACAGCTAAAGTAGCCGTTCCAATTGTTGGTCCAATATCGCCTTGATCATGAGGTTCAAGGTTTACATTGAACTTGAAGATTAGCCATTCAAATCCCCAAGTAAAAAAAACAACTAATATCATGGCTGCGAATAATTTCGCGATGTTATCTGCTGATGGATTCATCAGAACAGATTGTTTCTGAAAAAATTCACAAAGTGAGAGTCCGAAAAAAATAAAAAAAAGTGGTCTGGAACTAAATTTTTCAAAAACTTTGAATAGGGTTTCCATTTTCTTTACCTTCAGGATTATATTAGCTATTCTGATACTTAGGCTACCAGAGCATTTGATCTTTGAGCTTGAACGTAATCACTCCACCATTGCATCAAACTCTGTCGCTCTATCAGATATTCTGCACGATTGTATGCTGCGATAATTTCATCTTTTTTCGAGTGGGCAAGCGCTGCCTCAAGAACTTCAGCTCTGAATTTACCAGACTCCTCTGCCGCTGTTCGTGCAATAGAACGCATACCGTGAGCTACAAGCTCGCCTCCGAACCCCATTCGGATGATAGCTGCGTTGGCTGTTTGTTCATGCATATGATTAAGAGGCGCTTTTATGCTGGGGAAAACCCATTCTCTATGCCCACTTATTGATTTCATTAATTCAAGGATGCGCAAAGCTTCTTTACTCAAAGGAACTTTGTGAAGCTTTTTCATTTTCATGAAATCAGCAGGAATGTTCCAAATGCTGTTGGTTGTATCAATATCAGACCACCTTGCGCGAACGGCTTCACCCGGACGAACCCATGTCAACAATTGCCATTCAATTAGCATACGTGTTTCCAACCGGATTGACGCATTCGTCAAAGATTCCATAAACCTTGGCAATTCGCTTGGGGGAAGGGCAGGCATATTTTGCTTTTTTGGTTTACTGAATCTTTGACCAAGGTTGTCAGCCGGGTTGAACTCAATAAGTTCTTCAGTAGCTGCCCACCGGAAGATTTCATTCAGACGTGAAATGATACGGCGTAGAGTTTCCAATACGCCTCGTTGCTCAATAGGATCAAGGTGTTGTTTTAAGAGCTTAGGTCGGATCTCATTGATAGGGACATTACCCAGACCGGGAAAGACATTTCTCTCTAAGCTGCGCCAGATGTCTGCTGCATGGTCTTGTGAGATACCTGATGTCTTTACCTTCTCATCTAACCATTTCCGCGCTACGGCTTGGAGAGTGTGCTCAGTAGCACTCTTTAATGCCTTCGCCTTATCGTTGTTATGGATTTGGGGATCAACACCATTTGCCAGAAAGGAGAGATATTCATCACGTAAGGCTCTGGCTCTTGCAAGGGTAAGGTGAGGATATGTCCCAAGGCTCATTTTGGTTCTTTTCTTGCTCACTGGTACTGCATACCTGAAATACCAATTTTTCTTGCCTCCTTTCGCCAAAGGAGCGATTCGTAGAATCAGACCATCACCGTCAAACAAGTTGATTTCTTTATCGGCTGGCTTGGTGCTTTTGATTTCAGTGTCAGTGAGCTTCTTAGCGATTTTTGCCATTTTGGGACCCTCGGTTTTTGGACCCTTCTTAGTGGGTCCCATTCAGGGTGCCATAACTCGTAGTTCTCAGCAATTCTCACTGGACGACAATAGACGTAAAAAAGCCCGCAGAGCTTGTGCTGTGTGGGCTTAGTAGACTTCATTGAACTTCAAACAACTAAAAAGTGGTGGAGCTGGCGGGAGTTGAACCCGTGTCCGAATATTTGCAATGCGTTGATTTATAACGAATAAAATTTAAAGTTGGTTCTTACGGCTCTTTTGCGGATATTTTACTATCAATTCGTAGTCCTGCCATATTTACGTTTTTTCTTGCGGTTTGTTTCTGGTTTCTTCTCTCGGTTATTGTCTACTTTTTCATGTATATCCATATTGAACCAAGAAGCATGCGAAACCTCACTTAATGGAAATATGATACTGGTATCAACTCCATCAAGATCGTTGTAATCATTTGAAAACAGGACCCTTAGTGTGTCCTTGTCCCTGTAACCAGATATGATTGGGCTAATAGAAATTTCAAGGTTAGGGCCTTGTTTTTCGTTTGGCTCACTAATCATGTTAACTGTTCCGACATATACTTTGCGGCATTTCAGGCTTATCAGTACCGGTCTGTTTGTAGTCGCTGAATCAAAGAATAGCTGACCAAGTGAGCCATCAGACAACAGTTTTTCCAGCTCATTAAGCCTGATTAGTTGCTTTGCGAAATTGATAGAAATTGCATTATTGGATGCAGAACTAATAGTTTTTGCTGCCACAAACATACGAAATTTGCATATCTGCAACCAAATAAAAGCAACTCCACAAGTCGCCACTGATAGCAGGATGAGCCATGATGTTATCCTGTTTTCTTTAGGGTCTGCACTACCATCAATAAGATGTGATACCCATGTGACCAGTGTAAGGCTTGGTATAAAGTACTTGGTTGCATACGCCAGCACGACTGCAACAATGAACGAGTACACACCGTACGTGGCCACCTTCATATAGAGAAGCTGGCCGTCGTAACGGTGGAGTCGATAGAATAATTTGATGTTATGGGGCGATGTAACCAGTAAGGATCCACTTACTAAAAGTGGAATGATCAGCAATGCAAACATTTGTTAGTCGTCATTGTCCATTGAGTTAGCTTTAGCGGCTGCAACAGCTTTTGCATCCTGCTCGACGAATTTTCTAGCTGCTTTCCTAAGCTGAGTGATTTTTTCTGGGTCAGTAGATGGGTCTACAATAACTGCACCACGCCCTACGACCTTGATGTTTTTAACACCAGATTTGTTCAAACGATCGGCCATGGCTTGTCCGCCTTTGACCAAATCATTCAGCCCAAACATCTTCATGACTAGTTCTGACATAAAGACCTCCTTTCAGTCCCCCCAATGTATCCTTTTGAGGCATTTATTGCTCCCCGCAGAACGGGGCGCGGGATTTTACCATAATCTACGTACTGGCTCCAAGATTTCCCGCGTGTTCCTAGTACTAGGACAGCTGCCTGAGTACCAAGTTCACCTATAACATATATGCTTGGTTCGAATTTTTGCAAGGTAAAAAGTGCCTTATGTTTAAGTATGTATGATGTGGATATGACGAACATAACCACATCACAAATAACTTTTTATCAGGTTTCAGTGGCTATTTGTTCGGGCAGCATCAAGCCTGTTTTGTATCATTAGTATTTTTAGCGGTATGTCCGTCATATGCAGCAAGGTAACTGCCATAGTGACGAAATAGCATTTCTGGTCCCTTATGGCCCATCTGGCCTGCAAGCCAGAACAGGTTCGCACCACGGCTGATATGGCTGGTGGCGAATGTATGCCTGGTCTGATATGGGTTACGGTACCGGATACCTGCTTTACGTAAGGTTGGTATCCACGCTTTTTTCCTTATCGCATCGGCGCTGGCCCACGGTTTGTTTGTCTTTGGATCTTCAAAGACAGTAGCATCCTTCATGAATGTAAATGGCTTCTGATTTATCAGCGCCAACATTGCCTCTTCTGTCAGTTCAACTTTACGAGTACCGGCTTTTGTCTTTGTTCCTTTGATAACACCGACAACACTTGCGCTCTGGACATGGGCAGTTTTTCCAACAAAGTCGATATCACGCCATCGAAGGGCACATAATTCAGAACTACGCAGGCCTGTATGTATAGCGAACCGGAACAGATTTTCCCATTGTTTGTTTCCGGCTGCTGCTAGTAATGCATCAACTTCTGCTGGTGATAGCGGATCAACCACGTAGCTGCTTTCTGCTTCTGACTTATCACTTTGGTAGCGCGAAGCAGTTACCAACGATACGGGGTTAATTTGAAGTACCCCATCGGTTACGGCTTCATCAAGTGCTGACCGCAGGAAAGATAACTGGTTGCGAATTGTTTTTAAGGTCGTTTTCTGGCTTTGAATCCACGCTTTCAGGATTGCTGGTGTTAATTCACTTGCAGGGCAAATGTGGAGTGAGGCTAACGCACTACGGCATTTTTTATAACCACCAATCGTAGAGGGTGAAAGTTTTCTCGTTTCGCAGATTTCAAGGTATTCGTCCAGGTACATTTTTACCGTTTTGCCTGCAGCAGCATTACCAAAAATTTTCAAACGAGCAGAACGGGGAAAATATTCCGCATAAATGAATGTTCCCCTTTCGATCTTATTATGAATTTCGCCGAGTGTGCGCTCGGCGTATTTTATGTTCTTTGGTATTACTTCCAGATTGGAAAGAGGCTCACGACATTTAACTCCTTTGTAGGTGAAAGTTATATTGATCGTTTCGCCCTGGCGGTGTTTCCTGATTGTTACGCCGCGCGGTAGTTTGAGCAGTTTTGTCTGGCCCATTTTGCAACCTCACTAAGATCAATCCACCTCTCCTTAACGCCTTCAACCTTTAAAACCTGAACACCTTCACGCCAAACACCGCGCTGTACACGTTTGTTTATTGCTTCAGGAGTTTCGCCAGTTTCTTTGCAATAAGTTGAGATTGGAACACAATCGAGGTTCAGCATATGTTTCTCCACTTAGCCCGCTGCACACGGGCAGTAATATCAAATTCCAGTCCTGATAATTAATTTTGTTCCCTGGTTGCTACCTGTTTTATTGGCCTGATGCTGTCCAGTAGCAGACGGCGACGCATGTTAGGTGCACCCCAACGGTAACCAGTCTTTTTGTCGTAGGATTCACAACGTCCGGCAACCCAGGACGTTTCAGTGGAATGTAATTTCATCCGCTTTTCACCGTCTCGGGTGATAACAATTCCTGTATGAGTTTTTATCACGCTCATTTCTTAGTCTCTGGTGCTTTCGGCATTACTGCCCAGTGAGTGATATTGACGTTTTCAAGGTCCCCGACCTGAAATGTCCACTGCCATTCTCCGGTTTCTTTTTGCCCCCATGTGTACCAGAGAGAACGCCAGCCAATCAGCCAGCCTTCTCCATTAGCATCAAATAACAGAACACTTTCATTTGCTGGCGGCAGTTCAGCTGACACTGGTATTACTTTGTTTTCCAGTGCTGCACATTTAGCTTCAAGCGCATCGAATTTACGTACCAGGTATTCAGCATCTGTTTCATTCACTTTCAGATCTCGCGGTACACATCTCCCACGAAGAAACCCTTCCATTTCGAAAACATTCATGCGCATTTGCGTAACTCCGATAACTCGTTAAAACGTTCCATAAACATCCCGTAGGCATGGCCCGGTGCCAGTGGAATCACTTTGAACATCTCTGTTGCCGGGATACCTTCCAGTACAGGCCATAAAGAGCCATCATCAAGCCCGAGATCACGGCGTTCGGTTGCCAGCATAATGAGATCGGCATATTTCACTGGCGTGCTCATAACAGGAGGTAACCCGTATTTCTCACGGATTACGGCGTCTATTTTTTCTTCCATCCGTTTATAGTCAGGAAGAAGTTGTTTCAGTGGTACGGGGATATCCTGGCAATACGCTTCTGTTGCATCATGCATTAACGCTTCAAAAGCAAATTCCTGCGGCACCAGTTTGCTGCAAAGCACCGCATGCTGGGCGACGCTGTAGAAGTGTGAAAGATGCCCTGCAAAGCGACAGATATTTGAAAGGGAAACCGCGATATCGTTAATCACGATGTCGTCTTTATTTATCCTGTCATAATAAAAATGCTTCCCGGAAAAAGTTTTAATAAATGACATTTTGTTCTCCACGTATATGTGCTGCACCACGCTGAATTCTGGTAAAATGAAGCCCTCACCATCCGGTGATTATTGAGTTAATTACGTTTCCATAAATGCCCCCGCAGGGGCATTTGCAGTAATGAAATCAGGCGGTGAAAGTACCAATAAAGGTTTCTACTTTGCTGTCTTTGAATTTCTCAACAAGCAGATCACGAAATTCGTTAGCCATTTCTTCCTGCACCGCTTCCAGCTGAATAATGCGCAGAACCAGTACAGGACGATCGCCAGTGATAATGCTGAGGCGTAATTTAAACGGACGTTCTTTCAGACCTTCAAACGGAACGCATTTAAATTCAAATGCCACTGGCATAATGTCTTTGGTCTTCGCTTCGACAGACTCCATCAGGGAGCGTTTGCCGCTGAAGTCATTATCTTCAAAATCAGCGGTCTGGTTCGCTTCAATTGTGATTTTACGGATCGCCGCAGCGGCTTTGGTTGCCTGAATGGTGTCACCATTAGCATCAAAGCCCACAAGGTAGTCGGCCCAGTCTTCAATCCATTCTGCCAGTGACTTCTGGGAGTTACGCTCGCCATTAACAGACAACAGGGCAGAGAACGGTGCTGTCTTTTTCAGTTTGAGAGTGGCGGTGTTATCTGCGTGACCTGGTTCATCAATAGTTCCCAGGTTAAGCACACTGACGGCACGCATATTATCAGCATCGATAAAGCAGCGGGTGCCTTCATCTGCAAGATCTTTAGAATAACGGGTAAAGTCATCGATGCTGGCAGTGGAAAGTGCACCACGGAAACGGAAGCGATTTAAATTAAATTTTTCCAGATCATGAATGCGGAAATTCTCAGGCAATGCCACAGCATCGGCACCAATCTTACTGATAATTTCATTAACACCCTGAGCAGAAATAAGGGCATGGATTTGATTAATTGCGGTTGCGTCTAAGTTCTGAGACATAATAAGTCCTCACTATATAAAGATATTCAGTGATGAGATAAATAATCAGTTAATTAAGAACGATATTAATGACCTGCTGCGCGGAGTTTTCCGTCAGGTTCACCGGCAAGAGTCAGTAATTGTCCCTGGTCTTCCTGCAGAATAGTCAGGCGACCACCGCGATTGACATACATCGGCGTTTCGGTGGTGTCTTCTTCGGAAATTTTCCCGCGGTTAGTCGGGCGAACATATGAGAGTTTGTGTTTGATTTTCACACGGTTCTCATCAAACGGTTCGATTTCCAGGTTGAGCGAGACCTTACCTTTGGTTTTCGTGTTCATCACACCGGAAGCGACTTCACTGAGAACTGCGCCGATTTTGGTTTCAAATACGCCGCCGTCCAGCTCCCCGATAAATGCCTGCACATCAGTACTGCGTTCGCTAGCCATTTTGCTGCTCCTCATCATATCGACCCTGCAAGGTCGGTTGGTTTCTCCACAAAACAGAGAAGAACACCTGCGGTGGCAGCCGCCCGGGTGGATTGGGTTATTAGCCCGTCGTCCGGTGATGCTCTTCTCTGTTTTGTAAAAAGAGCGGTACCAGCCGGAAGCAAGTGTACAAACTGGTACCGCCAAAGCAGTGGCTGTTGTGGTGGGGTTGTCACTTAAGCGTATGGTCAACCTGACAACCCGGTGCCACTAATGGGGTAAGGATAACCCCGCCATACTTACCGCCGCGCCATTTCGCGGATTACCACAACGCTGAGAGCACTTAGCCAGTTATGGCACCACACTTTGTCGCGGCTCCATAAATGCCCTCATCGTTGCACCCTGGTCTCTTCCCAGGCGTCAAACCGAATCGCCACGCTGGTTAGGCGTCTTATCAGCATCCTCATTGACTTGCACATTCCGGCTACCTGGTTTGTTTGCCCGAGCAAGGAGTGGATTATCCCCTTTAACGTCCCCAGACCGCTAACGACGCATGTGCCATACGCCGTGTTACAACCAAATTTTGTTTGAATCTTGCCTGCCTCATGTTTCTTTTGGATACATTATGTATCTCATGGGTACATTGTCAAGTATAAAAAAACCTGCCGAAGCAGGTTCATAAATATTGATTAGGCCTTTATTGTGTATCTTCTTGGTTTTCCCGAGAAAATCACTGTACCAATTATAGAGCAATTACCGTTAATCTTAATGTAAGGCTCAGGCCAGTTTGGGTTTAATGCTTTGAGATAACGCTGTGTTCCATCTTCTATCAACCGCTTGAAGGTGGTTTCGCCTGAATCGTGCATCAATGCAATAACGTCGTCACCGTGGCAGGCAGGGACTTCAGGATCAACAAAAATCATGTCTCCCGGGCGGTACTCATCAATCATTGAATCACCAATCACCCGCAAGATATAAGTCATTTCGCCACAGGGTACAGGGCAGGGATAAGTTTCTGCTGTGCTCAAATCAACCTCAGAATAGCCAACTTCTTTCCATGCTCCGGCCTGTACCCATGATATGACAGGGACTAACGTTATTTGTTTGTTAGTGATTGAAACATCAGGTTTTTTTGTGATGTTCGTGGTCTGGTGTTCTTGATCAAGCCATCCGACAGGCAGGTCGAAACATTTTTCGATGTGCCTTGCCATGCTGTCACCGATATTTTTAGTAGCACCATCTCCCATAAACCTGCTGGTCTGGGTTGGCTCGCGATCAATCATGGTGGCAAAGGAAGAATTCCCGCCAACACCATCTCTCAGTTTTCTGGCGTTAGACCGCCGGATGTCATGGACTGTTTTCATAAAGAAATTAAAACCTTTGTACCGATAAGGTACAAGTATCTTGAAGGTTCATCTCAATCATGTAATATGTATATCGGAGGTACATATTGTATGAAAGCGTATTGGGACTCTTTAACCAAAGAACAGCAGGGCGAGTTGGCCGGAAAAGTTGGCTCAACACCTGGCTACTTACGGCTGGTTTTCAATGGTTATAAAAAAGCCAGTTTTGTGCTGGCTAAAAAACTTGAGCAATGCACGTCAGGTGCAATTACGAAATCTGACTTAAGACCGGATATCTATCCGAAAGATTAACAGAACACCTTCAATTTTTAACCACAGAACGATGAGGCTAACCGTGGGTAAGCATCACTGGAAAGTAGAAAAACAGCCTGAGTGGTACGTGAAAGCTGTCAGAAAAACGATCGCGGCGTTGCCGGGGGGTTACGCTGAAGCTGCTGAGTGGCTGGATGTAACAGAGAACGCTTTATTCAACCGCCTTCGTGCAGATGGCGATCAGATTTTCCCGCTGGGATGGGCAATGATTTTACAGCGCGCGGCTGGCACTCACTACATTGCGGATGCTGTCGCACAGTCTGCTGGTGGGGTGTTTGTATCGCTTCCTGAAATTGAGGAAGTAGAGAACGCCGATATAAACCAGCGCCTGCTGGAAGTCATCGAACAGATCGGGAGTTACTCAAAGCAGATTCGTTCGGCAATCGAAGATGGGGTAGTGGAGCCACACGAGCAGACAGCAATTAATGATGAGTTGTATCTGTCAATTTCGAAGCTCCAGGAGCATGCAGCACTGGTCTACAAAATCTTTTGCGCTCCAGAAAAGAGTGACGCCCGCGAGTGTGCAGCTCCGGGCGTCGTGGCGTTTTGTGTCTGTGGAGAAACTAACGCATGAACAGTTTAACGGCAAATAACCGTTTGTCGCAACAGCTGGTGGTCAGTGTCGCTGAACACCTGTTGTTACGGCATGAATGCAGATTACCAAATCACCTGGCTGTAAGTAACCACAGAGAACTTTACCTGACTGTGGGGGGCGAGTTGTGCAGGAACTTAACCGCTGGTTTCGTGATGGAAGAGGGCTTTATGTCCATGTTATTCGTTGGGAGCCAGAAACACAGCGCGTTATCTATCTTCGCAAAGACTACCCGCATGAGTGCTTTAGTCCTTTGTGGAAATTCAGGCGTGATTTTGTTGAGTGTGAAGGACCACCAGCACATTGATTCTGCCATTCCGGGACGTTACACTGTTCAGGCACCTTATAAAGCGGGTGCCGGGATTGGCGTCCTGGAAATGTTATCGGCGATATATGACGCGCCAGCGTCTTTTTTATCGTCTGCGTCTGCGCACACCCAAATTATGGTGGGCTGGACGGGGGCACCGAAAGGTGCGCCGGTTTCCGATAACGCCGGTTACGCCAACCCCGTTCAGTTCACCACCAGCGAAATTGGCGTTTCCGGTGGTGAAGGTAATTCACTGTTATCGGAGGCTGCCATCATGGCTACTGTCCCAGCCCTCACTCGTCTGAATGATGAAGACTTACATAAACTCAGTTATGTAACAACTGCACTACGTGCTCTGCGCAAGGTAACTCTTTCGGATCCGCAGGCGCATCAGGTTCTGGTAGAAACCCTTCTTAACTTGCAGGCTGAACGTATCCGTTTGGCGGATAAGGCTAATTTTCATATTCACCGTCTCCTGAATATCAGCGGAGGGCATCGTCATGCTTAATCCGTTGATCCTCAATATTTGCCGTTTGCTTCAGCGTAAAAAAACATCAATTCCTACAGTTGGGCAGTGGTACACCACGCCTGCAGGGCATGTTCTACGTGTTAGCCTGGTTGACCGTGAATGTCAGAAGGTGGTTTGTGAACCGCTGGGCCGTAATTACCGCGTCAGTATGCCGCTTATAGCCTTTCGCTCCGGAAAAAACATGAAGCATCTCGGAGGTGCAGCATGAGTATGGAGCTGATGGTTAAAGCGATGAAAATTCGAGTGGGTAATCCATTGCGAAAACTGGTTCTGATCAAGCTGGCTGATAATGCCAGCGATCAGGGTGAGTGCTGGCCCAGCTACCAGCATATTGCTGACCAGTGCGAGATTAGCAAACGTTCTGTGATGAATCATATTGCGGCCCTTTGTGAGTCCGGGCTGGTAAAAAAAGTCACCCGGAAAGGTGAAAAAGGTAACTCAAGTAATATCTATCTCCTTCATCTGGATGGTGCAGGAGATTCACTAGGGGGTAGTGCAAATAATTCACTATCTGGTGCAGCAAATTCACCAGGTAGTGCAGGAGTTGCACCAGGGGGTAGTGCAGGAGATTCACCCAGAACCAGTCACTCTTTTGAACCTGTCAAAGAACCAGTCAATGAACCAATAGCTGTTGGTGCATCAGTTGATGAGTCCGTGCGAGTTCGTTCAAACCGACCGGAATACTCTCCGGAGTTTGAGCAGGCATGGCTGGTATATCCCAAACGTGCTGGTGGCAATTCAAAATCTGCAGCCTTCAAAGCCTGGAAAGCCCGTTTGAATGAGGGAGTAAACCCCGAAACCATGCTGGAAGGTGTGAAACGCTACGCGGGCTGGGTATCTGCGATGGGTAACAGCGGCACACAATTTGTGAAACAGGCTGTCACGTTCTTTGGTCCGGATCGTCATTTCGAAGAATCCTGGGAAGTTCCTGCGGTATCTGCAGCCAGACGCGAGGACCCGTACTTCAAAGCCAGTTACGACAACGTGGACTACAGCCAGATCCCGGCAGGATTCAGGGGGTGATCATGAGTCTTTTGAATGACGTTCAGAAATTCATTGAAGCCCATCCGGGGTGTACTTCCGGAGACATTGCGGATGCTTTTGCAGGTTACTCACGGCAGCGCGTTCTGCAGTCAGCAAGCAAGTTACGTCAGAGTGGGCGTGTGGCTCACCGTTGTGAAGGAGATACACGCAGACATTTCCCGCGCCTGACTGAGAGAGCGCAGGAACCGGAACCACAACCAGTTCGAGAAACCAGACCTGTGCGCAATTTCTATGTCGGCACTAACGATCCACGGGTGATTTTGTGCCTGACCCGCCAGGCTGAAGAACTGGAGTCCAGGGGCTTATACCGTCGTGCTGCAACCGTGTGGATGGCGGCATTCCGTGAAAGCCACTCCCAGCCAGAACGAAACAATTTTCTGGCGCGTCGTGAGCGGTGCTTACGGAAAAGCAGCAAGCGCGCTGCATCGGGTGAAGAGTGGTATCTGTCAGGGAATTACGTGGGGGCTTAATGAGTAATAAATATTGCCAGGCGCTGGTGGAACTGCGGAACAAACCAGCCCATGAACTGAAGGAAGTGGGCGATCAGTGGCGCACGCCGGACAACATTTTCTGGGGAATTAACACCCTGTTTGGCCCGTTTGTTCTGGATCTGTTTACTGACGGTGATAACGCCAAATGTGCCGCGTATTACACGGCGGAAGATAACGCGCTGGCGCATGACTGGTCAGAACGTCTTGCGGAGCTTAAAGGTGCTGCCTTTGGTAATCCCCCATACAGCCGCGCCAGTCAGCATGAGGGGCAATACATCACCGGCATGCGTTACATCATGAAACATGCCAGTGCCATGCGTGATAAGTGCGGGCGCTATGTTTTCCTGATCAAAGCGGCCACCAGCGAAGTGTGGTGGCCGGAAGATGCAGATCATATTGCTTTTATTCGCGGGCGTATTGGTTTTGAACTGCCTGCCTGGTTTATACCGAAGGACGAGAAGCAGGTGCCGACAGGCGCTTTCTTCGCTGGTGCTATTGCTGTTTTCGACAAGACCTGGAAGGGACCGGCAATCAGCTACATCGGGCGTGATGAACTTGAGGCATGTGGTGAGGCGTTTCTGGCGCAGGTTCGCCAGCAGGCGGAAAAACTGGTCAGGGAGATGGCGGCATGACGACGTTAACTCAATGCCAGCAGCAGGTGCTGGATATGCTGATTTCTTACCAGAAAGAACGTGGCTTCCCGCCAACCAATCAGGAGGTGGCAACCATGCTGGGATACCGTTCAGTGAATGCAGCGGTGGAACATCTTCGCGCACTGGAGAAAAAAGGCGTCATCACGATAAAGCGTGGCGTGGCCCGGGGTATCACTCTTCATACCGCGGTGAAGGACGACGACAGCGAGGCGGTCGGGATTATCCGCTCACTGCTTGCCGGTGAGGAAAACGCCAGGCTGCGTGCAGCCCACTGGTTACATGAGAGAGGCCTGAAAGTATGAAGCTGATCCTGCCTTTCCCGCCCAGCGTGAACACGTACTGGCGACACCCCAACAAAGGGGCGTTTGCAGGTAAGAGCCTGATAAGCGCGGCGGGGCGAAAATTCCAGAGCGCGGCGTGCGCAGCAATAGTTGAGCAGTTACGTCGTCTGCCGAAACCAACGTCGGCACCTGCTTCAGTGGAGATCGTGTTGTTTCCTCCGGATAACCGGATCCGCGATCTGGACAACTATAACAAGGCGCTGTTTGACGCCCTGACCCACGCGGGTGTGTGGGAAGACGACAGTCAGGTGAAAAGAATGCTGGTGGAGTGGGGACCGGTTATCCCGGAAGGGAAGGTCGAGATCACTATCAGTAAGTACGAGAAAACGGCGGGTGCAGCCGCCTGATTAAGAGGAGAAACGAAGTATGAATAATCTGATGGTCATTGATGGTATTGAAGTTCGTCGTGATGCTTATGGGCGTTACAGCCTGAACGATCTGCATCGCGCTGCAGTAGCATCTGGTGCAAATGCCAGAACCAAGGAGCCGGGAAAGTTTCTTTCCAGCCAACAAACTGTTGAGCTTGTTCATGAATTGACCAACACCCAGAATTTGGGTGTTGACCCGGTGAGTGTGATTCATGGGGGAAATGAACGGGGAACGTATGTCTGCAAGGAACTGGTGTATGCCTATGCAATGTGGATCAGCCCGTCATTCCATCTGAAGGTGATCCGTACTTTCGATATGGTAACCAGCGCACCGGAAAAATTATCCGGACAGGCTGCTGACAAGATGCAGGCTGGCGTGATCCTGCTGGACTTTATGCGCCGGGAGTTAAACCTGTCTAACTCTTCAGTGCTTGGTGCCTGTCAGAAACTCCAGGAGGCTGTTGGCTTACCGAATCTGGCACCGCGCTATGCCATTGATGCTCCTGCTGACGCGCCTGATGGCTCAAGCCGCCCCACGCTATCATTGAGTGCACTGCTGAAGCAGTATGGTATCCGCCTGACAGCTAATCAGGCATATCACCAGATGGCGAAGCTGGGGATCGTTGAACAACGTGAACGATACAGCCGCACTGCGATTAACAACATCAAAAAATTCTGGTCGCTGACGGCGAAAGGCTGCATGTTCGGCAAGAACATCACCAGTCCCGCAAATCCGCGCGAGACGCAGCCGCATTTCTTCGAATCCCGATTCCCTGAGCTGTTAAAGCTGCTCGATACCGTTCATTGAGGTGACCGTGAGAGCACTACTGACCCCTGAAATTGCCCCGCGTATGGGGATCGTATTGTTCAGACCAGGTTCAGAGCTGATGCCCTTGTTTATGCAGGGGCGTGTCTTGCTGGAGCCTGAGCCGGAACGTTATTCATCTTTCGCCAGTGGTGCCGTTCCGGCGGCATCACAACCGCTGGCGGATGATCCTGCCGTTCGGGCCGTGTTCCGCAATGAGGCAGTGATCCGTCGTGCTGGTGGCGTGGAATGTCTTGAAAGCTGGTTACTTCGTGAAAAAGGCTGCCAGTGGCCTCATTCCGACTGGCACAGCGAGAACATGACAACAATGCGACACGCTCCGGGCGCAATCCGTTTGTGCTGGCACTGCGATAACCAGCTGCGCGATCAGTTCACGGAACGGCTGGAATCAATGGCAACGGATAACAGTGCCCGCTGGGTGTTGTCTGTTGTGCGTCGGGATCTCGGTTTTGATGATAGTCACGTTGTGACAATGCCGGAACTGTGCTGGTGGCTGATTCGTAATGATCTGGCGGATGCCTTACCGGAAAGTGCAGCCCGTAAGGCACTGAGATTACCGAAGCCTGTTGTGCCGTCTGTTACCCGGGAAAGTGACCTTATGCCTTCGGTTCCTGCCACCAGCATCATCCAGGATAAGGCGAAAAAGGTGCTGGCGCTGAAAGTGGATCCGGAGTCGCCGGAGTCTTTTATGTTACGCCCCAAACGTCGCCGCTGGGTTAATGAAAAGTACACGCGATGGGTTAAGACGCAGCCGTGCGCATGTTGTGGAAAACCTGCTGATGATCCCCACCACCTGATAGGTCACGGTCAGGGTGGAATGGCTACAAAAGCGCATGACCTCTTTGTGTTGCCTTTGTGCAGAAAGCATCACGACGAGCTGCATGCGGATACCGTGGCATTTGAAGAGAAGTATGGCTCCCAGCTGGAGCTGATATTTCGTTTTATCGATCGTGCACTGGCAATTGGCGTACTGGCCTGATTTTGTGGAGAAAGTTGATGCGTGATATGTATGAAGTATTGGACCGCTGGGGTGCATGGGCTGCAGCAGATAACAGTGGTGTGGACTGGCAGCCTGTTGCTGCAGGGTTTAAAGGTTTACTACCTCATGGAAAGAAAACACGCCAACAATGCGATGATGATGAAGGAATCATGATTGACAGCTGTGTTGCGCGATTGCGGAAATATAAGCCCGAAGAGTATGAGTTGGTTATTGCTCATTTTGTTATCGGCATCTCACTAAGAACTATTGCAAAGAAGCAGAAGTGTTCTGATGGGACAATAAGAAAAGAGTTGCAAACAGCTCTTGGTTTTCTGGATGGTGTGCTTTCAATGTTGTAATATTAGGGGGGATTACCCCCCTTTTTTTCTCTGTTGCTTTAATAAAATTTTAATATTTTGTCTGATTATGATGAGGCAATGTAATAAAAGAAATACCGTTAGTATTGCAAGCCATACGCAAAATAAGCATGCATATAAATTAGTTGAAAGCCCAATAGTGAATTGTGCAATTGCTGTTGTGATAGAACATAATATTGATGTATTAATAAATGAGGATAAATTGTCTAAAGGTTTATAAAGTACACTATCATTGATTTTGTCAATAGGTATACCAGTGGCAATGCTATAAATTTCCTTATATTCCTGAGTTGCAAAAACCTTATCGCGTAAATTTATTATGACAAAGGTATGCAGGCTCAATAAAAATGAGCCCACGGAAATAAAACCGGAGAAGAGATAGCCTCGTAAGTTTTTATGATAAAAATCAAAAAAGTTAACACTTACTTTAGGTGTGTTTCTGTACAATAGGTAAAGTGCAAGCAATGCCAGGATCGAGAATGCAAGCAGTGTAAGGTACTGATACCTCAATCTTTTATTTATTAGCCATTCATATAAAGGCATTTTTATTCGTCCCGTTCAGCATTTCTTCTTTTATCATATCAAAAACAGGGTTTGTTGTATAATTATCGTTTGTCAATCCATTGACTTTATCGGCAATTATATCGAAATCGTATGTTTCAAAAAAAACAGGGCAGTTCATAAAATCAATGGTTTTTTCTATTCCTGCATGGTTTACTGCAATAACCTGTGCTTTAGCAACTCCACTCATAGAATTATAAATATTTGAAAGATTCTGAGATAGTTGTTGCACTTTTGTTCTGTCGCTAGAATTAAAATTCATATCTATTGTGGTGGTGTTAACAAATTGTTCAAGCGCAGTCATTGGTCCACCTTTAAAATCTATATAATTAAATTTAAAGCTTGTGCTTTTAATCTCTTTGAATTGACATAAAACACTCTGAATGTTGTTTTTATTTGTCATAAGGCTGAAAGTCAGTCTTTCTTTGTATTTTTTATTTATTGCAGTTACTTCTTTTTGTTTTGGTTTATCACCAAGTTTTTTTATTTCTTCTTTATTTTGATTTCTGATAAATTCATTACTTATTGTTTCTAAATGAGAAAAGAGAGTGTTCAGACTGCATGAACCGTGGTGATACATATAGAGACCAGAAAGATTAGATTTTTTAATTAAGAAAAAGTTGAAATTAGCAAGTTTGTCACTTCCTTGAAGATCTTCAATTTTAAGCTGGAATTTACCATCAACAAATTGCGACTTACAGTTCTTTTTTTGGTTTCTGAATGTGACAACTAATCCATAATAGAAATCATTCACATCCGAAATGAGAATTTTACGAGTATAGTCTGTGCGACTGTGTTCTCTGTTTGATGCGTTGATAAAAGCATTCATTACGTCAACGGTATTAATATTTTTGTTATTGTTATTTATTGTAAATCCTATGCTTCTAACTTTCATGTGTATTCCAGGACCGACTAAAGATAGCGAGAATGGGGACGCATAGTTTATAAAAATCCTAACGCGTACGCAAAAAGTATTATATCGTGTTAAGAGTGGTTACTTCGCCACACAACTTAAACCCGCCGCTGAGCGGTTTTTTTGTACCTGTAAACCTTGTGCAGTACAGTAAACACGCTGGTGGTCGTGAATACTGGCTTTTTATCTTGCTGGCTTTTTAGACAAGAGTTATTGGTATGTCATGTTAACCAGAAGGGAAAAGACATGCTAAAACAGCAAGATATGACAGAAACCGCCGCCGCAGTCCTTCATTTCTTACCTGCTGACAAGTGGGTAACGCCACGCATGATGACGAGAACTACCGGAGTAAGCGAAGCCCGGTGCCAGTTAATACTGACTCAGTTAGTTCTGGCGGGTCTGGCGAAGGATAACGGCGGGTACGGGAATAAATTCAGACGCTGCCAGTAATGGCGGTTTCCTGCTGTGAAAATGGGCGGCTGGTGGGTGTTGGTAGCACCTGCCAGCCATTCGCTCATGCTTACTGGTCACAAGCGAACCACGGCCCACTGCTTTAGCGCAAAAGCAGAGTGAGCCTACCAGAGTTACGCTTACTGATCCATGAAAAATACTGTAAAAATAAACAGTGTTGATTTAATCAACGCTGATTGCCTGCATTTTATTCAGTCCCTGCCTGATGATTCCATTGACCTGATTGTTACCGATCCGCCTTACTTCAAGGTGAAACCCAACGGTTGGGACAATCAGTGGAAAGGGGACGAAGATTACCTTAAGTGGCTGGACCACTGTCTGGCCCAGTTCTGGCGGGTGTTGAAACCTGCCGGAAGCCTTTACCTGTTCTGTGGGCATCGCCTAGCATCTGATATTGAGATCATGATGCGTGAACGTTTCAACGTGCTTAACCATATCATCTGGGCGAAGCCGTCCGGACGTTGGAATGGGTGTAATAAAGAAAGTCTGCGCGCATATTTTCCTGCCACAGAGCGCGTTCTGTTTGCTGAACATTACCAGGGGCCATATCGCGGCAAAAGTGACGGCTATGCGGCAAAAGAAAGGGAACTCAAACAGCACATAATGGCACCGCTGATATCGTATTTCAGGGATGCTCGTGCCGAACTGGGTATAACGGCAAAACAAATTGCCGAAGCCACAGGTAAGAAAAATATGGTTTCCCACTGGTTTGGTGCCAGTCAGTGGCAGTTGCCGAATGAGGCTGACTATCGGAAGTTACAGGCACTGTTTTCCCGTATAGCGGCAGAGAAGTTTCAGGAACAACAACTGGAACAACCACACCACCAGCTGGTGGCATCTTATGATTCACTGAATCGCAAATATTCTGAATTGCTGGATGAGTTTAAATCTCTCCGGCGCTATTTCTCCGTATCAGTCTCCGTGCCTTATACCGATGTCTGGATGCATAAACCCGTTCAGTTCTACCCGGGTAAACATCCGTGTGAGAAACCAGTGGATATGCTCAGGCAAATAATCAATGCCAGTAGTCGACCTGGTGATCTGGTTGCTGATTTTTTTATGGGATCCGGTTCCACAATAAAAGCAGCAATGGCGCTGGGGCGTCGGGCCTTAGGTGTTGAGCTTGAGTCAGAGCGGTTTAACCAGACAGTGAAAGAGATAAACGAGCTGGTGGGGAAATAATCTGGTGGCCACGTCAGGTGGCCTTTTTATTTCCATTACACAGCACCCGCATCTGCGAGGTGGGGTTATGAAATCCATGGATAAGTTAACAACGGGTGTCGCCTATGGCACCTCAGCAGGTAGTGCCGGGTACTGGTTTTTACAGTTGCTCGATAAAGTCACGCCCTCACAGTGGGCGGCAATAGGTGTGCTGGGTAGTCTGGTATTTGGCCTGCTGACGTACCTGACAAACCTTTATTTCAAGATTAAAGAAGATAAGCGCAAGGCTGCGAGAGGTGAATAATGCCTCCATCATTACGAAAAGCAGTTGCTGCTGCTATTGGTGGCGGAGCAATTGCTATAGCATCAGTGTTAATCACTGGCCCAAGTGGTGACGATGGCCTGGAAGGTGTCAGTTACATACCATACAAAGATATCGTTGGCGTATGGACTGTATGTCACGGACACACCGGAAAAGACATCATGCTCGGTAAAACGTATACCGAAGCAGAATGCAAAGCCCTCCTGAATAAAGACCTTGCCACGGTTGCCAGACAAATTAACCCGTACATCAAAGTCGATATACCGGAAACAACGCGCGGCGCTCTTTACTCGTTCGTCTACAACGTGGGTGCTGGCAATTTCAGAACATCGACGCTTCTTCGCAAAATAAACCAGGGCGATATCAAAGGCGCATGTGACCAGCTACGTCGCTGGATATACGCTGGCGGTAAGCAATGGAAAGGCCTGATGACTCGTCGTGAGATTGAGCGTGAAGTCTGTTTGTGGGGGCAACAATGAGCAGAGTAACCGCGATTATCTCCGCTCTGGTTATCTGCATCATCGTCTGCCTGTCGTGGGCGGTCAATCATTACCGTGATAACGCCATCGCCTACAAAGAACAGCGAGATAAAAAAGTCAGTGAGCTGAAGGAGGCGACCGCCACCATTACTGACATGCAGCAGCGCCAGCGTTCTGCTGATGCACTCGATGCTAAATACACGAAGGAGTTAGCTGATGCGAAAGCTAAAAATGATGCTCTTCGGCGCAAGCTTGATAATGGTGGTCGGGTGTTCGTCAAAGGAAAATGCCCTGTGCCATCCTCAGCCGAAACCTCCAGCGCCTCCGGCATGGGCAATGATGCCACCGTCGAACTCTCTCCAGTTGCTGGACGAAACGTTCTCGGTATCCGGGACGGAATTATCCGCGACCAAACAGCACTGAGAACGCTTCAGGAATACATCAGGACGCAATGCCTTCGATGATAGCGATAATTTTACTCATCATCCTTCACATCTGGCTCTGTAGACAGGATGGTGATCACTTCTGGAGTGAATCCAGATTAAACATCTCATTGCTGATGCTTGATATTGAGCATCTTGCGCGCGGTAAGGGGCTGCGTTGAGATAAGAGCCAGTCATTACAAATACCAGGATTTAGCCTCGCATTCGCGGGGCTTTTTATTGCCATTACAAAAGCCACTCCCTACAGAGTGGCTTTGATAATGGCTTATACCCTACACGGGATAGCTTAACTGATATCCCTTTTAACGGATAAAGGTATTCAAGCCTGACACATCATGCGCTGTATCGTCGCCGTATTCCCGTATTAACAGAGACCGTAGCCCGACGGGGAACTCCTTCTGCGCGAGTGTGCGGGAATAATCAAAAACGATGCACACCGGGTTTTTACCGCGTTTATGGTTCGCGGGTTTGTCCCTCATGCTCGCCAGTCCTGTGCGGGGGTGGAAGAAACAGGACACTTACACAGATTCTTGTGGGCGCGATGCTATGCCTTTCTGGATTATCCCGATGCCATTCATGCAAGGCGTTGTATCAGACGTTCGTCAGAGCTGTCAGGCTGACGGGTCCTCCCGGTGGGGTGGCCTGCCACGGGGCGGGAGCGGCGCGGAAAAAGGCTAGTTTTTGAAATTTCATTCGTCATCACCACTACTGTAATGCATTGATATTAAATTGGTTTTATTTTTATGGTGTCGATTTTGATTGTTTTTTGTTCATCACTAACACCGTTTGCCTAAAGTTGTTCGCAAGATGCATGTTTAAAACATTCTGGAGCGGGTATGGATCGAGAGTTAAAAAATATGACGCTGAATATCAGTCAACTGGCGGCACTGTCAGGTGTACATCGCCAGACTGCTGCGGCAAGGCTGCAAAATCTACCCGTTGCAGGGGGGCATGAAAGCAACCTCAAGCTTTATCGGGTGGTTGATATTGTGTCGGCATTTCTGGCATTACCACCGCCGGTTGCAGAAGGCGAAATGGACGCGCATGAGCGCAAAGCCTGGTATCAGTCTGAACGTGAGCGTCTTAAGTTCGAACAGGAAACGGCGCAACTCATTCCGGCCAGTGATGTCAGACGGGAGTTTGCCATCTGGGCAAAAGCGGTCGTGCAGGTGCTGGAGACATTACCGGATATTCTGGAACGTGACTGCGGTCTGCAGCCTGCCGCTGTGAGCCGTGTTCAGTCCATTATTGATGATCTGCGCGATCAGATAGCCCTGCGGGTGACCGAAGCAGGTGCGGATGATGAGGAGGAATTACAGCAGGAGGAGTAATGCTGAATCAGGAAACCGCAAAGGCAGCACGAACCGATTCAGGTTATATCCTTCGCGCACCGAGGCGAATGCGGGTTGCTGATGCCGTTGCTCAGTATATGCGGGTGCCCATGGGGGCAGGGAACTCAGTCCCGTGGGATCCGCTGGTGGCACCGTATGTTATTGAGCCGATGAACTGCCTGGCCTCGCGTGAATACGACGCAGTGATATTTGTTGGCCCGGCACGAACCGGCAAGACTATCGGCCTGATTGACGGCTGGGTGATTTACAACGTGATTTGCGATCCTGCTGATATGCTGATCATTCAGATGACGGAGGAAAAAGCCCGCGAACACTCCAAAAAACGACTCGCCAGAACGTTTCGCGTCAGCCCGGAAGTGGTCAGTCGCCTGAGTCCGAACAAAAATGACAACAACGTTTATGACAGAACATTCCTTGCTGGTAACTACCTGAAAATCGGCTGGCCGTCAGTCAATATCATGTCCTCATCAGATTATAAATGCGTCGCGCTGACGGATTATGACCGTTTTCCGGAAGATATTGATGGCGAGGGGGATGCTTTCTCTCTTGCCTCAAAACGTACCACAACATTTATGTCCAGTGGTATGACGCTGGTGGAGAGTTCCCCCGGCAGGGATGTGAAGGATGTGAAATGGCGACGGACTTCACCGCATGAGGCTCCACCAACCACGGGGATACTGTCGCTCTATAACCGTGGCGATCGCCGTCGCTGGTACTGGCCCTGTCCACACTGTGGTGAGTATTTTCAGCCCTGCGGCGATGTGGTTGCTGGTTTCCGTGATATTGCCGATCCCGTGCTGGCAAGTGAGGCGGCTTATATTCAGTGTCCTTCCTGTTCAGGACGGATTATGCCTGAACAAAAACGTGAGCTGAACGGACGTGGGGTCTGGTTGCGGGATGGTGAATCCATCAATGCGGATGGTAGTCGTTATGGTGATCCCCGACGCTCACGTATTGCGTCATTCTGGATGGAGGGTCCGGCAGCTGCTTACCAGACACTCTCGCAACTCGTTTACAAACTGCTTACTGCAGAACAGGAATACGAGACAACCGGAAGTGAAGAAACACTCAAGACGGTTATCAATACTGACTGGGGATTACCTTATCTTCCCCGCGCCAGCATGGAGCAACGAAAAAGTGAACTGCTTGAGCAGCGGGCAGAGCCAGTTCCTTCCCGCAGTGTGCCGGATGGCGTTAATTTCCTTGTGGCGACAGTGGATGTGCAGGCGGGACGTCATCGCCGTTTTGTGGTTCAGGTAACGGGCTATGGCAGCCGTGGCGAACGCTGGATTATTGATCGTTACAACATCACGCAGTCATTGCGCGGTGACAGCGACGGGGAGAGCCAGCGAATTGATCCGGCCAGCTATCCGGAAGACTGGGATGTCCTGCTGACGGATGTTTTTCATAAAAGCTGGCCGCTGGCCTCCGATCCTTCTCAACAAATGCGACTGATGGCAATGGCGGTGGACTCCGGCGGTGAAGACGGGGTCACTGATAATGCCTATAAATTCTGGCGTCGTTGCCGTCGTGATGGCCTTGGTAAACGTATTTACCTGTTTAAGGGCGACAGCATCCGGCGCGCAAAACTGATCACCCGTACATTCCCTGATAACACCGGACGAACGGGCCGACGGGCGCAGGCCGCAGGTGATGTGCCGCTCTGGCTTCTTCAGACGGATGCCCTGAAAGACCGGGTGAATAACGCGTTATGGCGTGACTCGCCAGGTCCCGGCTATGTGCATTTTCCTGACTGGCTGGGGAGCTGGTTTTACGACGAACTGACGTATGAAGAGCGGAGCAGTGACGGGAAATGGAGTAAGCCGGGGCGCGGTGCCAACGAAGCCTTTGACCTGATGGTGTATGCCGAGGCTCTGGTCATTCTGCATGGATACGAAAAGATCCGCTGGCCGGATGCACCGGAATGGGCGAGCCGGGAAACCTGGCTGGAGTGTGTCCCGGACAGTACCGAACCGTCACCCTCACCGGAACCGGTATCCACGCCTGTTAAAAAACAAAAACGGAAGAAAACAGTAACTGACGATGTTAACCCCTGGCTGACTTCCGGAGGATGGTTATGAACCAGAATGATATCGAAGCCATGATTCAGCGTTATACGGAAGCTGAAATGGCGGTGCTGGACGGAAAATCCGTCACCTTTAATGGTCAGCAGATGACCATGGAAAACTTATCTGAGATCCGGCAGGGACGGCAGGAGTGGGAGCGCCGCCTTGCGGCTCTGATTACACGACGACGGGGGCATCCCGGGTACCGGCTGGCGAGGTTCTGATGGCAATTCTTGATGATGTGATTGGCGTTTTTTCACCAGGATGGAAAGCGGCAAGGCTGCGTTCCCGTGCGGTGATCCAGGCTTATGAGGCCGTAAAAACGACGCGGACACACAAAGCCCGGCGGGAAAACCGAACTGCCGACCAGTTAAGCCAGTACGGGGCCGTGTCGTTACGTGAGCAGGCCCGTTACCTTGATAACAACCACGATCTGGTCATTGGTGTATTTGACAAGCTGGAAGAACGGGTGGTGGGGAAAAACGGGATTATTGTCGAGCCACATCCGGTATTACGCAATGGGGCCATTGCCCGTGACCTGGCTGCGGAGATTCGCACCCGATGGAGTGAATGGTCTGTCAGCCCGGAAGTCACCGGGCAGTTTACCCGTCCGATGCTGGAACGTCTGATGCTGCGTACCTGGCTGCGCGATGGTGAGGTGTTTGCCCAGATGGTTTCCGGGCGCATAAACAGCCTGACGCCTTCTGCCGGTGTTCATTTCTGGCTGGAGGCGCTCGAGCCAGACTTTATTCCCATGACCAGTGATGAGAGCAACAGGCTGAATCAGGGCGTGTTTGTTGATGACTGGGGGCGTCCCGAAAAATATCTGGTGTATAAAAGCCGTCCCGTATCCGGACGGCAGATGGAAACCAAAGAAGTGGATGCAGAGCGAATGCTGCATCTTAAATTTGTTCGCCGTCTGCACCAGATGCGCGGGACGTCTTTGTTGTCCGGTGTGCTGATCCGCCTCAGTGCCCTGAAAGATTATGAAGATTATGAGCTGACTGCAGCAAGGATCGCCGCTGCTCTGGGGATGTACATCCGCAAAGGCGACGGGCAGAGCTATGAACCGGATGGTAATGGCAGCAAGGATAAGGAACGCGAGCTTACCATTCAGCCAGGCATTATTTACGACGATCTGAAACCCGGCGAAGAAATCGGAATGGTGAAGTCGGATCGCCCCAATCCTAACCTTGAAACTTTTCGTAATGGTCAGTTGCGTGCCGTGGCGGCGGGCAGTCGTCTGAGTTTTTCCAGTACAGCGCGCAACTATAACGGCACTTACAGCGCCCAGCGTCAGGAGCTGGTTGAATCTACTGATGGCTACCTGATCCTGCAGGACTGGTTTATTGGTGCCGTCACCCGCCCGATGTATCGTGCATGGCTGAAACAGGCTGTGGCATCCGGTGTTATCAGGCTACCCCGCGATCTTGACCGTTCTTCACTGTATACCGCGGTGTATTCCGGACCAGTGATGCCGTGGATTGACCCTGTTAAGGAGGCTGAGGCCTGGAAAATCCAGATTCGTGGTGGAGCGGCGACAGAATCAGACTGGGTACGTGCTGGTGGTCGTAATCCGGATGATGTCAAACGTCGGCGCAAGGCCGAAATTGATGAAAACCGCAAGCTGGATCTGGTATTTGATACCGATCCGGCCAGTGATAAAGGAGGCAGCAGTGCCGCAACGAAACGACAGGAGCCGCAGCACACCGACGACCAGTCCGAAGAATAATTCCTGGTTCAGGATGCAGGCTGGTCACCAGAGTGACGCGGATATTTATATTTATGACGAGATTGGTTTCTGGGGTGTTACAGCGAAGCAGTTTATCAGTGATCTGAATGCACTGGGCGATATCACCCACATTAATCTCCATATTAATTCACCGGGTGGCGATGTCTTTGAAGGCATCGCCATTTTTAATGCGCTGAAAACACATGGTGCGTCCATTACCGTTTATGTCGACGGTGTGGCGGCGTCAATGGCGTCGGTCATTGCGATGGTGGGAAACCCGGTCATTATGCCGGAAAACACCTTCATGATGATTCATAAACCATTTGGCTTTACGGGCGGTGATGCGGAGGACATGCGCACCTATGCCGACCTGCTCGATAAGGTTGAGGCGGTTCTGTTACCCGCTTATGCACAGAAAACCGGGAAAACCACCGATGAAATTGCTGCCATGCTGGCGGATGAGACCTGGATGTCCGGTGCCGAATGTCTGGCACAGGGATTTGCTGATCAGGTGACGCCAGCCGTTAAGGCAATGGCATGTATTCAGTCAAAACGTACAGAGGAATTTAAAAAGATGCCGGAATCCATTCGAAACATGATTACTCCGCCACGCAACAGTGCTCCACGCGTACAGGATGATGAACCTGCAGCCTCCCGGACGCCAGTGCAGGCAGCAGCACCCGTGGTGGATGAAAACAGTATCCGTGCGCAGGTACTGGCAGAGCAAAAAGCGCGTGTAAACGGTATTAATGATCTGTTTGCCATGTTTGGCGGGCGTTATCAGACGCTGCAGGCTCAGTGTCTTGCCGATCCTGAATGTTCGCTGGAGCAGGCCCGCGAAAAGCTGTTGAACGAGATGGGGCGCGAGTCCACGCCATCCAATAAAAATACCCCGGCTCATATTTATGCCGGAAACGGTAATTTTGTGGGGGACGGGATCCGCCAGGCGCTGATGGCGCGTGCCGGATTTGAAAAAACCGAACGTGATAATGTCTACAACGGGATGACCCTGCGTGAATATGCCCGTATGTCACTGACTGAACGGGGTATTGGGGTTTCCAGTTATAACCCGATGCAGATGGTCGGTGCGGCGTTCACACACAGTACGTCTGACTTCGGTAATATTCTGCTGGATGTTGCGAACAAAGCCATTCTGCAGGGCTGGGAAGATGCCCCTGAAACCTATGAACAGTGGACGCGGAAAGGTCAGTTGTCTGATTTTAAAATTGCCCATCGTGTGGGTATGGGGGGCTTCAGTGCTCTGCGTCAGGTGCGTGAAGGGGCGGAATATAAATACGTCACCACCGGAGATAAACAGGCCACTATTGCACTGGCGACCTATGGCGAGCTGTTCAGTATCACCCGTCAGGCCATTATCAATGATGATCTGAATATGCTGACCGATGTCCCGATGAAACTGGGCCGTGCGGCGAAATCCACTATTGCCGATCTGGTTTATGCCATTCTGACGTCTAACCCGAAAATCTCCACAGATAATGTAAGTCTGTTCGATAAAGCGAAACATGCAAACGTACTGGAGAGCGCTGCAATGGACGTGGCATCGCTGGATAAAGCCCGCCAGTTGATGCGCGTTCAGAAAGAGGGGGAGCGTCATCTGAATATTCGTCCTGCGTTCGTACTGGTACCGACGGCGATGGAGTCTGTTGCTAACCAGGTCATTCGCTCCTCAAGTGTCAAGGGGGCTGACATTAACGCCGGTATTATTAACCCGGTGAAAGATTTTGCGACCGTTATTGCAGAGCCTCGTCTTGATGATAACAGCCAGACCACCTTCTACCTGGCTGCGTCAAAAGGCTCCGATACGATTGAAGTGGCTTATCTCAACGGTGTGGATACGCCATATATTGATCAGATGGAGGGCTTCAGTGTGGATGGCGTGACAACGAAAGTGCGTATTGACGCCGGTGTCGCGCCAGTTGATCACCGCGGTCTGGTGAAATGTACGGCGTAAACGTCGCAGACAACAACTCTGATGGCCCGTAAGGGCTTTTTTTGTACCTGAAATCAGCCCCTGAACGGGGCTGTGCGGAGACAGTTATGGCAAAGAATTTTGTAGAAGAAGGAAAAACGGTGGCGATTGTTGCCAGTGCAGCCATCAGCAGCGGAGACCTGGTGCAGGTGGGTGATGTTTTTGCGGTGGCGCTGACCGATATTCCACAGGGTGAAACAGGCGACGGCCTGACCGAAGGTGTGTTTATGCTGCCTAAGCTGAAAACGGATGACATGAAAACGGGTAAGAAGGTTTATCTGAAGTCCGGAAAAGTTCAGTTGACTAACAGCGGCTCTGATCCGCTGGTCGGGGTTGTCTGGGCAGATGCCGGAACCAGTGCAGAAGAAGTGCCGGTAAAACTCAATGTCTGATCCCTTTTCCCGGCTGGCAGCGCGTATGGATGCGATCACGGTCAGAAAGATGGGAAAGACAGCCTCGATTAATGATGTCGATATGACTGTGATCCCGGGAGAAACACTGGCAGAGCTGAATGCTCTGTCCGGACCTGCGGTCTCTCTGGTGGTGTTTTCTTCGGGATACCGCCCACGGCGCGGGGATCGCGTTGTTTATGACGGACAACATTGGACGGTCACACGGCATGAACGCTTTAACGGTAAGCCAATGATCTTTATTGAGTAAAGAGGTGTGGGATGAAGGGGCTTGAGAATGCCATCCGCAATCTGAACAGCCTTGATACCCGTATGGTGCCACAGGCCAGCGCATGGGCGATAAACCGTGTGGCACAGAAAGCGGTCTCGGTTGCCACCCGGCAGGTTGCCGGGAATACCGTTGCGGGAGATAACCAGGTGAAAGGGATACCCCTGAAACTGGTACGTCAGCGTGTCCGGGTGTTTAAAGCCAGTCCGTCAGGAAAAATGACGGCCAGGATCCGCGTTAACCGGGGCAATCTGCCTGCCATTAAGCTGGGGACCGCCCGGGTCAGACTGACCCGGCGTGGTGGAAAACTGCAGTACCGTGGCAGCGTGCTGAAGGTGGGTAAATATCTTTTCCGGGATGCGTTTATTCAGCAACTGGTGAATGGTCGCTGGCATGTGATGCGGCGTATTGATGGCAAAAATCGTTACCCCATTGATGTGGTGAAAATCCCTCTGTCCGGACCGCTGACACAGGCATTTGAAGATGCCCGCGACCGCATCATTGCTGCGGAAATGCCGAAACAGCTGGGGTATGCACTGAAACAACAACTGAGGTTATGGCTGACCCGATGAACCGACATACACAAATCCGCCAGGTCGTACTGGCACGCCTTCGGGAACAGTGTGGAGACAGCGCCACGTTTTTTGACGGACTTCCGGCATTTGTTGATGCGCAGGAACTGCCTGCCGTGGCGGTGTGGCTGAGTGATGCTCAGTACACCGGAAAAATGACGGATGAAGATGACTGGCAGGCTGTTCTGCATATTGCTGTCTTCATCCGGGCACAGGCACCGGATTCAGAGCTGGATATGTGGATGGAGAGCACCATTTTCCCGGCCCTGAATGATGTACCGGCACTTTCCGGACTCATCGACACCCTGATCCCACTCGGTTTTAACTATCAACGTGATAATGAGATGGCCACCTGGGCGATGGCGGAAATCACGTACCAGATCACGTACACGAATTAAGGAGGTGGTAATGACCACACCAAATCCACTGGCAAAAACGAAAGGTGCGGGAACGACGTTCTGGATGTACACCGGCAAGGGCGATGCGTTTGCGAACCCTTTATCGGACACTGACTGGCTGCGTCTTGCGATGGTGAAGGATCTGCAACCTGGCGAAATGACCGCTGATGCAGAAGATGACACTTATCTCGATGATGAAGATGCAGACTGGAAAACGACAACTCAGGGGCAGAAATCCGTCGGTGATACTTCGGCGACGCTGGCCTGGCGTCCGGGTGACAGCGGACAGAAAAAACTGGTTCAGTTGTTCGACTCCGGTGAAATCTGCGCGTTTCGTATCAAATATCCCAACGGCACTGTTGATGTTTTCCGTGGCTGGCTGAGTTCACTGGGTAAAACCATTGCCTCAAAAGACGTGATGACCCGCACCGTGAAAATCAGCGGTGTGGGGCGTCCGTATCTGGCAGAGGAGGGCACTGAAACCGTGGGCGTTACCGGGCTGACGGTGGCACCGGCATCCGCCAGTATCAATGTGGGAGCAACCACCACGCTGACCTTTACAGTAAAACCTGACGGAGCCAGTGACAAAGCGATCAGTGTGCATTCGACAGATCCACAGACAGCCACTGTGACCCTGAACGGACTTGTGGCCACGGTGAAAGGCGTGAAGCAGGGCAGTGTCAGCATTGTGGGCATGACTTCTGACGGCGATTTTGTGGCAGTGGCTACGGTGGCTGTCAGCGCCGCAGGTTAACAGGACGATACTCATCATTTGCCCCGGTTATTCGGGGCTTTTTTGCAGGTGGAGAATATGATGTTTCTGAAACAGGGCACGTTTAATTATGAAAAACAGTCCGTGGTGCTCAGTGAGCTGTCCGGGCTGCAGAGAATTGAATATCTGGCGTTTGTTCAGCAGCGAACGGCAAAGTTTGATGCCGGGGAGGGAGAACTGTCGGAGGCTGAACGACAGATTGCTTTTCTGCGGATGGGGATGGATATCAATGCCTGGCTGGTTTCCCGATCACTGTGGAATGCGGATCAGTCTAAGGATGTAGAGACGCTTTGCGCATCCGTTATTACAACATGGTCGTATGATGCCCTGGGGGCGGGGGCGGAGATGGTTCTGTCGCTGAGCGGTATGGGGGCCATTGATAATGCCGGGGATGATGAGCATGAGGCGCTGACGCCGGAAAAGTCCTGACGCGGGAAATGCAGTTTGTCATGCGGCTTGCCCGGGAGTTCCGGCGGGCAGACTGGCGGCGGATGCTGTCGGAAATGTCGGCCACTGAGCTTGGTGAGTGGGGCGATTATTTCCGGATGCAGAGCTTCAGTGATGTGTGGATGGATGCGCAGTTTGCCTCGCTGAAGGCATTGATCGTGAGAATGGTGTCCGGCAGCAGTGATGCTGCGGTGGCTGATTTCAGCCTTTTACCGGAAGAGAACGGGATACCGGAGCGAACGGACGAAGAACTGATGCATCTTGGAGAAGGTATTTCCGGAGGTGTGCGTTATGGACCAGATAGCCAACCTGGTCATTGATTTGGGGATTGATGCGGCAGAGTTTAAAAATGAAATTCCCCGTATCAAAAACCTTCTGAATGGTGCAGCCAGCGATGCAGAACGGTCTTCTGCCCGTATGCAGCGTTTTATGGAGCGTCAGACTCAGGCCGCCCGGCAGACAACGCAGGCGGCGTCTTCGGCTGCAACAGCCGCCTCCGTCCATGCGCAGACGGTGGAGAAGAACGCACAGGCTCATGAACGCATGGCCCGCGAGGTGGAGAAAACCCGCCAGCGCATGGAGGCGCTGAGCCAGAAAATGCGCGAGGAACAGGCGCAGGCCATGGCTCTGGCGGAGGCTCAGGATAAAGCAGCTGCTGCGTTTTATCGTCAGATTGACAGTGTGAAACAGGCCAGTGCGGGGCTGCAGGAATTACAGCGTATTCAGCAGCAGATCCGACAGGCCAGAAACAGTGGCGGGATTGGTCAGCAGGATTATCTGGCGCTGATTTCTGAGGTTACGGCGAAAACCCGTGTTCTTACGCAGGCTGAGGAAGAGTCTACCCGACAGAAAGTGGCGTTTATCCGTCAGCTTAAAGAGCAGGCAACCCGCCAGAATCTTTCTTCTTCTGAGTTGCTTCGTGCCAGGGCTGCCCAGCTGGGGGTAAGCAGTGCTGCAGAAGTGTATATCCGCAAAATGGAGCAGGCAGGAAAAGCCACGCATTCGCTGGGTCTGAAAAGTGCAGCGGCCCGCCAGGAGATAGGCGTTCTGATAGGTGAACTGGCTCGCGGCAATTTAGGTGCGCTGAGGGGATCCGGGATAACGCTGGCTAACCGTGCCGGATGGATAGACACACTGATGTCACCGAAAGGCATGATGCTGGGCGGGGTTATTGGCGGTATTGCCGCGGCCGTCTATGGTCTGGGTAAAGCCTGGTATGACGGTCAGAAGGAGGGGGAAGAATTTAACCGCCAGTTGTCGCTGACGGGGCATTATGCCGGAGTCACTGCCGGGCAGCTGTGGACGCTCAGTCGTGCTATTTCCGGGAATGGTATCACGCAACATGCTGCAGCCGGTGCGCTGGCTCAGGTGGTGGGGAGTGGTGCATTTCGTGGAAACGATATCGGTATGGTGGCGAGAGCTGCCGCACAGATGGAGCGATCGGTTGGCCAGTCGGTCAGCGATACCATAAATCAGTTTAAGCGGCTGAAGGATGATCCTGTAAATGCCGCGAAGGCTCTGGACAATGAGCTGCATTTTCTTACTGCCACTCAGCTTGAGCAGATACGCGTCCTTGGGGAGCAGGGGCGGTCCAGTGATGCTGCACGGATAGCCATGTCTGCACTGGCAGAGGAAACCGGACGGCGTACTGCGGATATTGATAATAACCTCAATGCGCTGGGTAGTACGCTGCAAACCTTGTCTGACTGGTGGAAGCAGTTCTGGGATGCGGCCATGAATATTGGTCGTGAAGATTCGCTGGATGCGCAGATTGCCACTTTGCAGGAGAAAGTGTCGCGGGCGAAAAGACTCCCCTGGACGGCATCATCTTCTCAGGTTGAATACGATCAGCAGCGTCTTAACGATCTTCAGGAGAAAAAACGCCAGAAGGATTTGCAGGATGCAAAAGAGCAGGCAGAGCGGAATTATCAGGAGCAACAGAAACGCCGTAATGCTGAAAATGCTGCACTGAACCGGATGAATGAAACGGAAGCTGCACGACATCAGCGTGAAATTGCGCGTATTAATGCCATGCAGTACGCCGATCAGGCTGTCAGGGATGCGGCGATACAACGTGAAAATGAACGTTACGAGAAAGCCCTGGCATCCGGTAAGAAAAAAACACGCGAAACCCGTAATGATGAGGCCACCCGGTTATTGCTGCAGTACAGTCAGCAACAGGCACAGGTGGAAGGACAGATTGCTGCTGCAAGACAGTCAGCAGGCATTGCCACTGACAGGATGACAGAAGCGCATAAACAGCTTCTGGCTCTGCAGCAGCGCATCAGCGATCTGGACGGGAAAAAACTGACGGCAGATGAAAAGAGTGTGCTGGCCCGTAAAGATGAACTGATTCAGGCACTGACGCTGCTGGATGTAAAACAGCAGGAGCTTCAGAAACAGACGGCACTCAACGATCTGAAGAAAAAAACAATTCAGCTGACCAGTCAACTGGCTGAAGAAGAGCGCGCTCAGCGTCAGCAACATGACCTGGATATCGCCACGGTGGGTATGGGTGATCAGCAGCGGCAGCGATATCAGGTACAACTGAGTCTTCGCCAGAAATACCAGCAACAGCTGGAGCAGTTGAGGCGGGATAGTGAGCAGAAAGGGACATATAACACGGATGACTACAGAAAGGCCGAGCAGGCGCTGACGGAGAGCCTGAACCGACAACTGAATGAGAATCGCCGTTACTGGCAACAGCTTGAAGTTGTGCAGGGTAACTGGAAAAACGGAGTCCTGCGTGCATTTCAGGATTTTACCGTGGATGCAGATAATACGGCAGGAACAGCAGAACAGGTGTTCTCGTCAGCTTTCAGCAACATGGGAAATGGCCTGGCAACTTTTGTCACTACCGGCAAACTCAACTTCAAATCCTTCACCTCTTCGGTGCTGTCAGATATGGCGAAAATCCTGGCGCAGGCAACCATGATGAAATCGATAAAAGGGATTGGCAGTGTACTGGGATTTGATCTCAGCAGCCTTTCCCTGAATGCCAATGGGGGGATTTATCAGTCTGCTGATTTGAGTCGTTACAGTGGCACGGTGGTTAACCGTCCGACGTTTTTTGCTTTTGCAAAAGGCGCGGGTGTGATGGGGGAAGCTGGACCTGAAGCCATTCTGCCACTGCGTCGTGGTGCTGACGGTAAGCTGGGGGTTGTGGCGGATATTGGTGGTTCAGGTATGGCGATGTTTGCCCCGCAGTACAACATCGAGATCAATAACGATGGCACGAACGGGCAGATAGGTCCGGCTGCCCTGAAGGTGGTTTATGACCTCGGGAAAAAAGCGGCAGCGGACTTTATGCAACAGCAGGCCCGTGATGGTGGTCGGTTAAGTGGAGCATATCGGTAATGGAGACGTTTCACTGGAAAGTGCGCCCGGATATGAATGTGGTATCAGAGCCGAAAGTGGTGACAGTGAAGCTGGGCGATGGTTATGAACAGCGTCGTGCGGCGGGACTGAATAACCAGTTGTCGACTTACAGCGTGACGATACGTGTTCGTAAATGTGAACACCCATCTTTAAAAGCCTTTCTGGAACGGCACGGTGGCGTCCGCGCATTTCAGTGGACGCCACCTTATGACTGGAAGCCGATCAGGGTGGTTTGTCGTAAATGGTCGGCAAGCGTGGGGGCGCTGTGGGTAACCATAACGGCAGATTTTGAACAGGTCGTGGCATAGGAGGCCATGATGCAGGATATTCCACAGGAAACACATCATGAGACGACACGCCTCACTCAGTCAGCCCAGGTGGTGCTCTGGGAAATCGATCTGACAGAGGTCGGTGGTGAACGTTATTTTTTCTGTAATGAGCAGAACGAAAAAGGTGAGCCGGTCACCTGGCAGGGGCGGCAGTATCAGGCATACCCCATTCAGGGGACAGGATTTGAACTGAACGGCAAGGGCAGTGCTGCCCGTCCGACACTGACGGTTTCTAACCTGCACGGTATGGTCACCGGTATGGCGGAAGATCTGCAGAGTCTGGTCGGCGGAACGGTGGTCCGGCGTAAGGTTTACGCCCGTTTTCTGGATGCGGTGAACTTCGTCAACGGAAACAGTGATGCCGACCCGGAGCAGGAGGTGATCAGCCGCTGGCGCATCGAGCAGTGCAGTGAACTGAGTGCGGTCAGTGCTTCTTTTGTACTGTCCACGCCGACGGAAACGGACGGTGCTGTTTTTCCGGGGCGTATCATGCTGGCCAACACCTGCACCTGGACCTATCGCGGTGATGAGTGCGGTTATAACGGTCCGGCTGTCGCGGATGAATATGACCAGCCGACGTCCGATATCACGAAGGATAAATGCAGCAAATGCCTGAGCGGTTGTAAGTTTCGCAATAACGTCGGCAACTTTGGCGGCTTCCTTTCCATTAACAAACTTTCGCAGTAATCCCATGACAGAGACAGAATCAGCGATTCTGGCGCACGCCCGGCGATGTGCGCCAGCGGAGTCGTGCGGCTTCGTGGTGAGAATGCCGGAGGGAGAAAGATATTTTCCCTGCGTGAATATCTCCGGTGAGCCGGAGGCGTATTTCCGGATGGCTCCGGAGGACTGGCTGCGGGCAGAAATGCAGGGTGAGATTGTGGCGCTGGTCCACAGTCACCCCGGTGGTCTGCCCTGGCTGAGTGAGGCCGATCGGCGGCTGCAGGTGCAGAGTGATTTGCCGTGGTGGCTGGTCTGCCGCGGGGCGATTCACAAGTTCCGCTGTGTGCCACATCTTACCGGGCGGCGCTTTGAGCACGGGGTGACGGACTGTTACACGCTGTTCCGGGATGCATACCATCTGGCGGGAATTGAGATGCCGGATTTTCATCGCGGAGATGACTGGTGGCGTAACGGCCAGAATCTCTATCTTGACAATATGGAGGCGACTGGTTTTTACCGTGTCGCACTGACAGAGGCGCAGCCGGGCGATGTGCTGCTGTGCTGTTTTGGTTCATCGGTGCCGAATCATGCCGCCATTTACTGTGGTGATGGCGAGCTGCTGCACCATATTCCTGAACAACTGAGCAAACGAGAGAGGTATACCGACAAATGGCAGCGACGCACACACTCCCTCTGGCGTCACCGGGCATGGCGCGCATCTGCCTTTACGGGGATTTGCAACGATTTGGCCGCCGCATCGACCTTCGAGTGAAAACGGGGTCCGAAGCCATCCGGGCGCTGGCCATGCAGATCCCGGCGTTTCGTCAGAAACTGAGCGACGGCTGGTACCAGGTACGCATTGCCGGGCGTGATGCAGGTGAAACCGAATTGTCTGCCCGTCTGAATGAGCCGCTGGCAAATGGTGCCGTGATCCACATCGTGCCGCGTCTGGCGGGAGCTAAAAGTGGCGGTGTGTTTCAGGTGGTGCTGGGGGCGGCGCTGATTGCGGTGTCATGGTGGAACCCTGTGGGCTGGCTGGGTGCCGCGGCTGTATCGGGCATGTATGCGGCAGGGGCCAGTATGATCCTGGGCGGAGTGGCGCAGATGCTGGCACCGAAAGCCAGGACGCCCACGGCAGCAAGTACAGATAACGGCAAACAGAACACCTATTTCTCCTCACTGGATAACATGGTTGCCCAGGGCAATGTTCTGCCGGTTCTGTACGGTGAAATGCGCGTGGGGTCACGCGTGGTTTCTCAGGAGATCAGCACGGCAGACGAAGGGGACGGTGGTCAGGTTGTGGTGATTGGTCGCTGATGCAAAATGTTTTATGTGAAACCGCCTCCGGGCGGTTTTATCATTTATGGAGCGTGAGGAATGGGTAAAGGAAGCAGTAAGGGGCATACCCCGCGCGAAGCGAAGGACAACCTGAAGTCCACGCAGTTGCTGAGTGTGATCGATGCCATCAGCGAAGGGCCGGTTGAAGGTCCGGTGGATGGATTAAAAAGCGTGCTGCTGAACAGTACGCCGGTGCTGGACAGTGAGGGGAATACCAATATCTCCGGTGTCACGGTGGTGTTCCGGGCAGGTGAGCAGGAGCAGACTCCGCCGGAGGGGTTTGAATCCTCCGGTTCCGAGACGGTGCTGGGTACGGAAGTGAAATATGACACGCCGATCACCCGCACCATTACGTCGGCAAACATCGACCGACTGCGCTTTACCTTCGGTGTGCAGGCACTGGTGGAAACCACTTCAAAGGGTGACCGGAATCCGTCGGAAGTCCGCCTGCTGGTTCAGATACAACGTAACGGTGGCTGGGTGACGGAAAAAGACATCACCATTAAAGGCAAAACCACCTCGCAGTATCTGGCCTCGGTGGTGGTGGATAACCTGCCGCCGC